GACCTCGGCAATTCCGGCTGGGACCAACGTCATCGGTGTGACTGGTGTTGCGCAGGGATCCACGACCTCGGGGCAGTCCGGGGACCTGATCCAAGGCGCGGTAACGACGGCCAACCCCGCCGACACCACCGCGCAAACCTCTCCGGTATCCCTCACCATCACCGGTGCCGTCCGCGTCAGCCAGGCGCCCGGCACGATGGAGACTTGCTCCTCGGGCAACGTCGCCAACAGCACGGTCGCCTGCACGCTTGCTCAGACCGCTGGTCACACTACCAAGATCGCCGGCTTCTCCATGACCTCGAACGGGGCGACGGCCGCTGCGGCTGTTACGTGCACGCTGACCGGCGTCATCACCGGCACGATGAGCTTTACCTATACGTATGAGCCGCTCGCGACGATCCCGAGCGCGCCCCTGATCGTGCAGTTCAATCCGCCGATTCCTGCGTCTGCGACCGGGACCACAATTGTCGCATCATGCCCCGCCGGCGGTACTGGCGCCGCTAACGCCGCGATGAGCGCATGGGGCTTCCAGGAGTGATGCGTCGGCTTGGTCTCTTTCTTGGACTGCTAGCGGGACTGTGCCTGCTCGCGCCGACGTCCGCGCTCGCGTGGTTCCCACACGGAAGCGCCGCGAGCGTCGGGATAACGCAGACGGGGATTGGCTCGGCGCAGAACGCCAGCGGAGGCGTTCCCGCTGCGGTCACGACCACGGCCACATGTCCGGCCGGCAGCGCCATCCTGGTGATGGTGACCGACAACCTCAACATCACCGCCTCGACCAACACGCTGGTCGATCAGACCGGAAGCAACACCTACACCCAGGTCACCAGCAGCCCGAGTTTCCAGACCAACAACAGCCTCTGGGGATCGCTGTGGATCGCCACGAATATAACGGCGCTCCCGAGCGGCGACACCGTCACCTTCACCACGTCCACATTCAGCGCCATCGGCATGGCGGTGAACTGCGTCACTGGCTTGGCGACGTCTTCGCCGCAGGACGTAGGAACGACTTGGGCGCAGTCGAATTTCGCCAGCACGCTGTCGGCGCCGGCAACGGGCACGCTCGCTCACGCGAACGAGCTGATCGTCACCACGGGATCTACCGCGACAGGCTCGTCCGCGCCCGTTTGCGGAGGCTCGTTCGCGACCATGGGGTCTTACATTCCTCCGGGAGGCGCCCCCACGGTCTACTGGTGTGGGCTGGTCGTTTCGGCGACCACATCTGTCACCGGCTCAGTCAGTTGGACCACGAACGAAGGCGCTCAGATCGCGGCGTTCAGCTTCCACCAATGAGCAAATGGGCAGTCCTGTTCGGAGCGATATTGTCGCTTCTCGCGGGCGTGGTGGCTGCTTCTCCGATTGTCGGCCCAGATGACGCCCGCATCATTCCGCTGGTCTACTTCCCGGCCACCGACGCTCCAAAGCTGGAAAAGGCGTGGACCCACGGCAGCCCGGGAGGCGCATCGCCGAACTTCCCGGCCACCTACTACAACGCCTTCGCCAACGCCTCGACGCCGCTGGCGAACACGTCGTTCATCCCGTTCGGGGTGTGGTTTCAGGTCCCGACGCAGACGGGACACAGCGGCTCTTATGCGAACTCGGCGGTCGCGGCCAAGGCGGCAGGGATCAACATCTTCTTCGGGGTGAACGCTTACAACTGGCCCACGAGCTTCGGCGCGGACACAACGGCGAGCCTGCCCCTGGTCAAGACCGAGGGCCAATACATCATCAGTGGTGGCGACCCGGCGAGCAACACCAGCGCGCACTCGGTCGCGTCGATTGCTTCCCTCTGCGCCACCGACAACGCTTGTGGCAATGTGATCGGCTATTCCTGGGTGGACGAGCCGCCTTGCGGTTCCGGGGCTGGTCAGCAAGGCAACGTCCCGACCGAGATCACCGCCGTCGAGGGCTTCGACTCCACCCGCGTGATCATCTACAACCAGGCCGGTTGGGTGCCCTATGACACCATCTTCCCATCGCTATCGGGATGCCAGGCCACGGCTCAGACCGCCCTCGCCGCGCCGAGCATCGTTGCCTATGACCAATATCCAAACATCGCGCCTTGGTACAACAACAGCTCCTACTGTGGGGCCGGCGCGAGCGTCCAGGTCACCGACTACAACACCATCCCCTACGATTGCCTCTGGGTGCAGGGGATGGGCGTCCAGGTGCTCGTATCTCTCTCGGGCGGTCTCGGGACCAAGGCGATCTGGCCGTTCCTCGACACCGGCACCGACGCGCTTGGCTATTCTAGCCAGAACAACACCTTCACTGGCGGCGTCAGCAACACATCAACGACGCTGACAATCCCCGGCAGCAGCCCACGTTTTAGCTCAAATTGGGTGGGGCTCAAGGTTGCGGGGACCGGCATTCCGACCAACACGACGATCAGCAGTATCACCGACAGCACGCACGCGGTCATGAGCGCGGCGGCCACGGGAGGGTCTTCGTCGGAGACGATAACGGTGACAGGGGGCGTTGTCAGCACCGGCGGGTGCGTCGCCACGTCCAACCTCTGCTATCCGAACGGCAATGAGTATCGCTCCACCGCCGTGCAAGTGAACTCCGAAGTCTGGATGGCGTTCATCAACGGCGCGAACGGCATCCTCTATTTCTGCCACGACGAGACTAGCGATCAGTTCTGCCTCAACGACACTGGATCGGGGGGCGCTGCTGCTGCGGCTGTCTTCGCAAATCTCACCTACATCGACACGACGGTCACATCCTACGCCCAGCAACTCAACGCCGTGACCTCTGGGCTCTGCTCGATGCAGAACCTCAACGGCACAGTCTCGACCAGCTGCACGAACGGCATCCTGACCTACGCCACCGGCACGTCATCGTGCCCCGGATCGGCCATGAGCAAGACATACAGCGGCGCGACGTGGCTGTTTGTCATAAGCGACCGCAGCAGCAATTCGTCGGGCGCAGGGTGCTACGTCAGCGGCTCTGGCGCTACCTTCACCGCGACCCTGACCGGCCTCGCCGGCAAAACCGCGACCGTGAAGTACGACAGCAACTCGCAGTACGATCCGACGAACGACACCACGAACGCGACGCACCTTCTCAACGGCTCGGCGCAGTTCACCGACACGCTGGGCGACCACTCGGACAGCTACCGGGTCAAAATCTATCAGGTGCAGTGAGCCGGGCGCGCTATAAGGGTCCCTAGGAGGCGAAAGTGGCGCTGTCGAACACCTACAATTTCGCCCCGACGCTCGGTGAGGCCGGCCTCTACGCGCTAAGCCGCTGCGATGTCAAAAAGACCGCGATCCTGCAGGAGCATCTTTTCGACCTGCGCATGGCGGCGAACCTCGTCTGCATGGACTTTTCGAACAAAGGCGTGAACCTCTGGCAGGTCGAGCTGATCACCCAGGCGCTCACTCAGGGACAGGCCACCTACGAGGTGGATCCCGCGGTGGTCGTGATCCTCGACATGTATCGCACGCAAAACCCCGGGCTCGAGGACCAGTCGGACCAGATCATGTTGCCGATCTCGCGCTCGGAATATGCGTCGTACACGAACAAGAACCAGCAGGGAGTCCCGAGCACATATTGGAACAACCGCCTGCTTGCGCCAACCTTCACCACCTACCTGACGCCGGACGGAACGTGGCCCCAGATCAGCTACTACGCCGTCAAGCAGCTGATGGACGCGAACCTAGCGAACGGTGGCAGCGTCGATATCCCTCCGGTCTGGTTCAAGGCCTTCGTTGACGCGCTGGTCGCCGAACTTTCGCTGACCTATGCCTTCGAGAAGTTTCAGGTGTTCAAGGCGGTGGCCGATGCGTCATACCTCGTGGCGGCTGAACAGAACGTGGAAGTTGCGTCCCAGTACATTTTGCCTCAGATTGGATCGTATTTTTCCAGATGAGGCACGAAATGGCATACGTCTATGAGCACTGGCGGCCGGACACCGACCAATGTTTCTATGTCGGTAAGGGTTCAGGAGAGCGGGCGAATCGCTTCCACCCCAGCGCTCGCGGCCCGCACCATCGGAACATCATCCTGAAACTTCGCCGCGCTGGGCTAAGGCCAGAGGTCAAGATCATTGCCGACGGCCTGACGGACGGTGAGGCGCTGGCGCTTGAGATGCAACGAATCGGCCTTCATGGCCGCGAGAACTTGGCGAACCACACCGCCGGGGGCGATGGCCTCCTCGATCCAGATGCCGAAACGCGAGCTAAGATGTCCGCGGCTGCGCAGAAGCGGCTTGCCAATCCGGAGTTTCGGGACCGCCACAAAGCCGCCTGCCGTGATGCCATGGCGCGACCAGATGTCGCCGAGCGCACGAAGGCGGCGAATTTGGCGCGGCGGGGCCGGAAAGCGGCGCCGGGCGTGGGAGAGAAGATCAGCAAGGCCTTGAAGGGGAAGCCGCGACCGCAAAGCAGCGAACTATTCAGGGGCGAGCGCAATCCCTTTTACGGCAAAAAGCATTCGCCCGAGTCGATAGCGCGCGCCGTCGAGAAGCGGCGCGGCCGAGTCGTAACTGAAGAGACCAAGGCGCGGATGAAGGCGGCCCAGCAAACTCGCCGAGCCGCCGAAGCGCTTCTGAAGCCCCCACCGGCACCGAAGGAGCCAAAGCCACGCCACAGGCATACCGAAGAGACTCGGGCAAAGATGCGGATCGCTGCCAAAGCGAGGGGGGTATCTGAGGCGACGCGCGCCGCTCAGAAAGCCGCCGTCACCGGTAAGAAGCGCGCGCCGTTCAAGCCGGAAACAATCGATCGGATGCGCGTCGCAGCGGCCGCGCGCGAGGCGGTCAGACGTGCGCGGTCGTCAGAATGAGCTACGCCTCAAAGACCGGCCGCGCGCGCACCAACCCCACGGCGCCCGAAGCGCACGCCATCTGCCAGCGCTGCGGCTTCCGCTACAATCGCGTCGATCTCCACAACCAGCACGAATGGCGCGGCGCGGCCATCCTGCCGCTGCAAATTTTCGTCTGCGATCGTTGTCTGGACGTACCCCAAGAGGGCCTCAGGGCAATAATCATCCCCAGCGACCCGGTCCCCGTCCTTCTCCCCTTCCCCGAACCCTTCCAAGTCGACGAGCCCAACTTCCTCACTCTGACGACGGGAAGCACGACAGACCCGACAACTGGCCTCCCTGTGCCCGCCACGACGTCGCTGGCGACCGTTTCGGGCCTGGCGCTTACCACGGGGCCGATTGGTAGAAACCCCGCCACAGCGTCAGGTGTGGGGCTCGATCCGCACGCAATCATGCCCTTCGACGTCAACCAGACCCAGTACAACGCCTTCCCGCTCGGCGTGCCGCTGTCGCTGATCTCGGTGACCGCGAACGGCTCGCCGACGGTCAGCGTGACCTGCTCGCGCGCGCACGGCTTGGTGACCAACGATCAGATCGCGGTCGAGGGCCTGTCGAACGGCTTGGCGTGCGGCTTCTTTAGCGTCACTGTCACCGGCGCGATGTCGTTCACCTACCAGACCTACAGCCCCGTGCCTGCGGGAGGCCTTTTGACATCCGGGACGCGGATGGTGACGGCCGACGCGGGCCGGCCGCGGACGATGCAACAGCTCCCCCAGGTCGGGCCGTGAGCGTCCCGCAGACCAACGCCCTCAGCTACAACGGTTTTATCCAGGCGCTGGCGACGCTGGCCGTGATGCAGACGGCCTCGGTCGGCGGCGTCCTTCAGTTCTCGAATGACCCGTCGGGCCAGCTCAATGACCTAATCCCGAACGCTCTAAACTACAGCGAGCTTCGGATTCAGCGCGAGGCGCAACTTTTACCGCTCCAGACCAGCAACGGCTACACACTGACTGCCGGCCAGAACACGCTCTCGATCCCGACGAGTGACTTCGTCATCGCTCAGACGCTCTGGGTGAACGTGGATGGTTCCCTCATCCCGCTGACGCCGGTCTCCAAGGAGTGGTTGCAGAACGTCTATCCTGGCATGGGCACGCAGGGACCGCCGGAGTATTTCGCTCCCATCGGTGGCGACTTCGCGACCGCAGGGATGACTTCGAACATCTTCCAGCTCGGGCCGGTCCCCGACAGTGCCTATCCGCTGACAATCTTCGGCATGATCCGCATGCCGTCGCTCTACCAGTTCTCCGACAACGAGGCCGACGCCACGACGAAGTACACCTTCATCAGCCAATGGATGCCGGATGCATTGCTCGCGGCCGCAATGATCTACGTGACAGGATTCCAGAGGGACTTCGGTGCGATGGGTCAGGTCGACGAGGCTGGTATGGGCGTAAGCTGGGAGGCGGCCTACAAGACCGCCATGAGTGGGGTGCAACTCGAAGAGGCGCAGAAGAAATTCCAAGCTAGTGCGTGGAGTTCAATGCCGCCAGCCACCTTAGCGACCCCCGACAGATGAAGACCTGCCGCATCTGCAACGAGCAAAAGCCTCTTGACGACTTCTCGGTCAACAAAGCGAAGGCCGATGGTCGCCATTACAACTGTAAACAGTGTGACGCAGCCAAGGCGCGCCACTGGCACCATGAAAATAAAGATCGAGTTGCAGCGCGCAAGAAAAGATGGGTCGCTGCCAACGCTGGTCACGTGCAGGAAAAAAATCGCAATCGGTACGCGAGATGCAGGGACAAAATAATCGCTGATGTGATGGCTTACAGACGCAAGAATATCGATCGGGTGAAAAAGAAGGACGCTGCCTACCACGAGAAAAACAAGGAGCGCCGGAACGCGGCCGCTGCAACGTGGCGCAAAGGTAATCGCGACCGCATGGGAGCTTATCTCGCTCAGCGACGCGCTGCAAAATTGCAGGCCACTCCGAAGTGGCTAACGCGGGAGCAGCGAAAGCAGATACGCCAGCTTTATCAACAAAGCCGACTTCTGACCGAACTGAGCGGCGAGGCGCACACGGTAGACCACATCGTTCCGCTCCGGGGTGAGACGGTGTGCGGTCTTCACGTCCCGTGGAACCTCCGAATTATCCCGCGGCTTGAGAACTGCTTGAAGAAAAACAAACTAACGGACGAGGCGTATCGGTACGCCGAGGCGGCCTAATGCCCCACGCCCCCGTCCAACTCGTCGACGGCGTAAACACCAATCGCACGCCAGCGGCCAATCAATACGGCCTCTCGGCGAGCCAGCTTATCCGCTACATGTTCGACAACACCGGCGCGCCTATGTGCCAAAAACTCGGCGGGTGGTCGCTATTCGCGTCCGTCAGCATTCCCGCCGTCATCCGGGCCTTGGCCGCGTGGGAAGACACCAACGACGTCGCGCACCTCGCCTATGGCACGCAGAACGTCGGCTCGACTGGCCAAGCGCAGCTCGCGGTCATCACCAGTGGCTCGCAGCAGAACATCACTCCGACCTCGACGACGGACAACGTCACGCCCGCAGCCTCGACCACATCCGGAAGTCCGGTCGTCGAGATTACCGACGCCACGACCACCGGGATTACTTCGTTCGACGCGGTTTACATCCTGACGCACATCAGCGTCGGGGGGATCGTGCTGTTCGGCCTCTACCAGGCGACGCAGGTCTCCAACACGATCTACGACGTGGTCTCGGTCGACGTGCTGGGAAATCCGCTGCCGGCCACGTCTACCTCGACGACGACGACGGTGGCTTCCTTCGCCACGACAAATGGCTCGAACGTCATCTCGGTCACGCTGGCGAACCACGGCTACGCAGTCGGCTCGACCTATCCGGTGCTGGTCTCAACGACCGTCGGAGGGGTGACGCTCTACGGCAACTACATCGTCCAAAGCGTCACCAGCAGCAGCGTTTTCACGATCAACGCAGCGACCAATGCGACGTCCTCGACGAGCGGCTCGATCAACGGTGGGAATGCGCGGTACCTCTACAGCTTCGGCATCGGGGCCAACAGTCCTGGAACCGGCTACGGCATCGGGGGCTATGGCCGCGGCGGCTACGGGACCGGGACCAACGTGACGCCCGGCATCGGCACGCCGATCGGTGCGACAGACTGGACGCTCGATAACTTCGGAGAGGTCCTTCTAGCCTGTCCGATCAACGGCACGCTGTTCCAGCCGATCTACGCCTGGGATCCTCTCTCGGGTTCGCCTACGGCAAGCGTCATCGCCAACGCGCCACCGCTCAACGACGGGTTCTTTGTCGCGATGCCCGAGCGGCAGATTGTCGCGTGGGGCTCTACCGAGACCGGAATCCAAGATCCTCTGCTCGTTCGTTGGTGCGACGTCGCCAGCTTCAACAACTGGATCGGCACACCGATCGACCAGGCCGGCGCCTTCCGCCTGACGCGGGGATCCAAAATCGTCGGCGGTATCCAGGGGCCGCAACAGGGCCTGCTGTGGACCGACCTCGACCTGTGGTCGATGCAGTACATCAACCTGCCGGACATCTACGGCTTCAACATCATCGGCACAGGCTGCGGGTTGATCTCTCGAAAGGCCGCAGCCTCGGCCAACGGAGCGGTCTATTGGATGGGACCGTCGCAGTTCTTCAGCCTGACCTCGAACGGCGTCCAACCCCTACCGTGCCCGGTTTGGGACGAGGCCTTTCAGGACCTCGACACCAGCAATCTCAGCAAGATCAGGGTCGCGGTGAACTCGCGGTTCAACGAGGTGGCTTGGTATCTGCCGACGCTGTCTAGCGGCGGCGAGGTCGCGGCCTACGTGAAGTACAACTACGTCACCGGCTTTTGGGACGTCGGCGCGCTCGCTCGCTCCGCATGGGTAGATCAATCCGTGCTTGGGCCTCCGATCGGCGCCGACCCTAACGTGCTGTCGCTCTTCCAGCATGAAGTTAGCGAAGACGCCAATGGGCAACCGCTCGTATCAAGCTTTACGACCGGCTACTTCACCCTGGCGGATGTAACCGGAAGCACGTATCAATCCTCAGATGCAGACGTTAAGGTATTTGTTGACCAGTTTTGGCCGGACGCGATTTTTGGTCAACTTGGAAGTCCAGCGAATGCGACTCTAAGCATCACGTTCAACGTAGTAGACTACCCTGGAGATGCGCCGGTCTCATACGGACCATACACATTCACGCAGTCGACACAGTATTTCACTCCGAGATTCAGGGGACGTCTGGTCTCCATGACGATAGGGAGTGCTGACGTGGGCAGCTTTTGGCGCATGGGGAGAATGCGCTATCGATTTGCGCCGGCCGGAAAATATTAGCCATGTCTTGCGAACTGACCGTGGATTCTGTCTGCCGCTCGACAGTACGCTGCGTGAGCCTTCTCCGGCGTCTTGTGGTATCCAAGGCAAATCTGTTTGCCGGCGACCGAAATGGTGGAGCGCCAAAGCTGCTCTTTCTTGGACCAGCAAACACCCTTGAAGCCAGACTTGTTCGTTGTGCGAATTGGACCGTTGAACGAGTTTTGCGCGCGCGTCGCTTCTCTCAGATTGCACAGCCGGTTGTCGGACGGATCGCCGTTGATGTGGTCGATCTCCAAGGTCGGATAAACGCCAGTCCCAAGCGCCCACGCGACTCGGTGCGCCATGTAGTGGCGGTTGTTGATTACCAAAACACGGTAACCGCCAGCCTTGGTGCAGCCAGCCACGTCTCCAGCTTTCGCTGTCCCTCCACGGCGCATGAGCCACCAGAACGTTCCGGTCTCTGGGTCGTACTTCAGAAGTTGGCGCAGAAAGTCGACATCAAGCGTTCTCATGCGCCCACTCTAGCATCGTTGCGCATCGTTGCAACGATGGGGACGCTTTGATGGCCGGCGCCCCTCCATCACCTGCCGCTCCGAGCCCTGGAGGCGTCTCTGCCTCGGACCAACTGACCGTCCAGCGGCAAATCCTGCAGGCGATCAACAATCTCGCGACGACCTACCTGCAGGTCCAGGGCGCGATTAACAAGTCGGGCATCGCCGCGGCCACCCTCGTGCGCAGCGGCGCCGGGCGCCTCTGCACGATCAGCGTGACGACGGCCGGGTCGAGCACGGGCGCGGCTTATGACTCGACCAATGTCGCCGCGCCGCTTAACGAAATCTATGTTATCCCAGAGGCAGTTGGCCTCTACGTGGTCAACCTGCCGGTGGGAATTGGGCTCGTGATCGTGCCGGGAACTTCGCAGGTCCTCACCGTGAGTTATTCCTGATGCCGGGGCAGACGTTCCGCGCCCCCGAACCCGTCGCCCCGATGCACGTCGGGCCGATCCACAGCTCGGTCGCGGGGCGGACAGATCATCTACCTATGCACGTACCCAGCGGCTCATACGTGCTACCTGCGGATGTGGTCAGTGCACATGGCGAGGGATCAACGATGGCGGCCTTCAAGGTGCTGCGCCGCATGTTCGGCGGCACACCCTACGGCGGCGGTTCCAAGGGGCCCTACGGGCAGGGAAGTGGCCCCTACGGCGAGCATCTCGCCAAAGGCGGAAAAACAGACGATAACAGCAAAGGCGTGGCCATCGTCGCGGCCGGGGGCGAATACGTGCTTTCACCCGATCAGGTCAGAGACGCAGGCGGGGGCGACATAGATCGCGGCCACAAGGTGCTCGACGCCTATGTCTTGCATGTCCGCAAGGAGTTGATCGACACGCTCAGGAAGCTTCCCGGCCCGGCGAAATCCTGATGGCGGACGGCACCACTCTCCCGATTGAGGCAAAGCCAGAACTCAAGGTCCGCTGCGCCACGACCGAAGACCTCGACCAGATCATGACACTCGCCATGATGGGGACCGAGGAGAACGGCTTCGTGCCGGCGAACCAGAACAAAGTGCTGCAGGAAATCTGGTCTGCGCTGAATATGCATCAGGGCGTGGTCGGCGCGATCGGCGAGCCCGGTGAAATGGTAGAGGGCGCCGTGCTGCTGCGCGTCGGCGGCATCTGGTACTCCGACGCCATCATGATCGAGGAGAAAGCGATCTTCGTGCACCCGTCGTATCGCAAGGCGAGCGGCGGCCGCGCGGCGCGCCTGGCCGAGTTCTCAAAATGGTTCGCCGATTCGCTGGGCCTGCCCTTGCTCATCGGGGTGCTGTCGTCGCACCGGACCGAGGCGAAGGTACGGATGTACACCCGCATCATGGGTCCAAACAGCGGCGCCTACTGGATCTACTGGCCTAAGGGCCACCCCCAGCACGTAGAGGGCTGAAGTGGGCGGCAAGACACAAACTTCGACCTCCCAGGTCAGCGTCCCGCCCGAGGTCCTGGCCCGCTATAACGCCGTCAACACGCAGGCGCAGAACGTCGCGGCGACGCCGTTCCAGCAGTACTCGACCAACCCGAACGCCTTCGTCGCCCCCATCAACGCCGAGCAGCAGCAAGGCATCGCGCAGACCAACTCGGCGGCGACGTCGGCGCAGCCCTACAACGACGTCGCAGCCGCTTACACCGCTGCGGGTTCGCAGGCCGTCGACCCGACCGCGCTGACCGGCGCGAACATCGGCCAGTACCTCAGTCCCTACCTATCCCAGGTCCTGGGCAGCACGGCGAACGTGCTCAACCAGAACAACCAGCAGCAACAGGCTGGACAGCTCGGCGATGCGATCTCGTCCGGCGCCTTCGGTGGTGACCGAGCCGGCATCGCGGCGGCGAACCTCGAGGAGCAACAGAATCTCGGCAACGCGAGCATCTACTCTGGGATCGAGAACACCGGCTACAACACGGCCCTGGCGACGGCGCAGGAGCAGCAGGGCGTCGACCTGTCGGCTCAACAGGCCAATCGAGCGGCGCTGCAGCAGACGGGCCAGAGCTTCGGCGCGCTGGGCCAGACGGTTCAGGGCGAGGGCCTCGCGGGAGGGCAAGCCGAGCAGGCGGCCGGCGCGACGCAGCAGCAGACTACGCAGGCTGGCGACACGGCGCTATACAACCAGTTCCTGCAGCAGCAGTCCTATCCGTTCCAAGTCGCGCAGTTCCTGGCGAACATCGCCGAGGGAACCGGCGCTCTCTCGGGCTCGACCACGACGACGACGCAGCCACAGAGCATCTTCTCCGACGAGCGCCTCAAGGAGGACATCCGCGTCGTCGGCAAGACCTTCTCCGGCGATAACGTGGTGGCCTTCCGCTACAAGGGCGACCCGACCGAGCGCATGGGCCTCATCGCCCAGGACGTCGAAAAGAAGCGGCCTGATGCGGTCAAGGACGTCGGCGGCTTCAAGGCGGTCGACTATGGCAAGGCGACCGAGGACGCGGCCAAGCGCGGCCACTTCTACAAGGGCGGCCTGATCCCGGCGAACGACGACTTCGCCCGCGTGGAACGAGCCTACGGCGGCTCGATGATCGAACCACAGGAAGCGGCGCTTCTGGAAGCGACCGGGACCTACGGGCCTTCGCAGTACGCCGGGAGCAGCCTCGGCCCCTACGCTAGCGGCGGCCTCTATGGTTCGTCCTCCTCTGGATCTCCGCGCGGCGGTCTGTCCTACGTCCCATCGGCAAGCCTCCCCGTCGGTCGCTTGGCGGTGGCGCAGCCTGCGAGCGCTCCCCCGTCGATGATGAGCCAAGCCAACCAGATCGCGAGCCTCGGAAGTTCGTTGGACAAGCTGGCCAAATCTCCGGTTGGCCAATCGGCCACGAAGAGCGTCTCCGGCCTGTTCTCTCAAGGCGACCCAGATTCGGAAAATCTGCCCGATACCGATTCGCCTCCGATGCGCCGCGGCGGCTTCGCGCGCGTCGGCCGGGACATTGGCGGATCCGCCGGAGGCGGCAACGCCGACCTCTACGGCGGCGGTCTGGACATCCCTGACGACACGCCGCAGAACCTCTCGCTGGCGGTTGCCAAGCCTCCACCGTCTTCCGGCGGGAACGGCCTCAGCAACGCGCTGGGCGATGTGGCTGATGTTGCGAAGATCATCGCCATGTTTGCCCGCGGTGGCGGTGTACGGAAGGGCTACGACGATGGTGGTTCCGTGGACCCGTCCGACTCGCCAGACCCACTGACCAGTCTGGGGGGCGACCTCCAGCAAGTCGGCACAGCTGCGGCGCAGTTGCCAGTCGTCGACCCTCTGAGCGCTGCGATCCACTACGGCGCCAGTCTGGGCCAAGCAGCCGCCAAGGCGCTCTCAGGCGCTTCTCCAGAAGTGCAGGGCGCGGTAGCGGGTGGCGCGGGTGGCGACATGCCGATGGGCGCGGCCTTGGGCGCGGAGGGAGCGGCGAGCGGAGATCAGGGCGCTACCGCGGCTGGCGGTCT